CTCAGGTACTCAGTACCTTGAGCAATTCCTAAGCCTCCTAGTTCTACTGGAAGGCTTTCCACCGCACGTATCGTACGGTGGTGAGGTCCCTTGATAAAATCTCGGTACCGATACAACGCACGATCTAAGATCTTGCGTTTCATACTTGAATCTTTCAAGTATTGCAAGCTTCGGGTTAAACCCTTTAGCTTTCCGATGGCGACGTTACGATCGTTCACCGTGTCCATCGCCTTTGAAAAAGGCGAGAGTAATCGTATTTTCAAAGAATCTACGAACACCGATTGGTCGATATTATCGTCAATCGTATCGGGATCCATATTCAATATAGATCCTTTAAAGTGGAGCACTTTTTCTGTGTACACCACCATGACCTTCGATATGCGATGCTTATCGGAGGATATCATCGATCCACAGGACCGGTGATTGGCCGTAATCTGTTTCAGATACGGTACAGGTCCGACCGCTAAGTGGTCGTCCCCTCCAACGTGAAATGCGTGCCATGGTGTCCATGGACGTCGGATTGCACGTAAACTTATCCCGAGATACTCGCGATAAGCTATTTCTTCCATAGCTAAGCCAAGAAGAATCAAGCAAACCTTTGATAAAGGTTCGCCCATCATTACTCCTCTTCGAAGAGTAAAGACTTCGTTGTTCTCTGCGAACACAGTCCGCTCTGAGATTAAGTCACAGACCCAATCCCAGTTGAGAGCAACTCCTCCTACACCCCTTATAAAGTTGTGTAGTAATGCCTTCGCCACTGAGTGGGGAATAGCATCAGTAGCAGATTTCAAATCGCTACTTAAGACTGCGACATCGTCGTAGTCGTTAATTTGGTCGATTTCTAACCGGCCAAATATTCTCAAGGCCTGCCAGGCCTGATCTGCCCTGAGCATTACTGAGTAAGCTGCAGGATGATACGCAATGTGTTCTCTGAACATATGCGCAAATGGCTGCTGTATAACAGCCAGCCACCAAGGTCCGGTCGTTACGATACGGACTTTTGCACCAGGTTCTGATACAGACGCCTGGCGAATTGGAATCGGGTTACCCGATTCCTTGAACGGTCTATACATTTCAAATGCGACCGTGTAAACCATGCACCCAGTGTATGGTCCGATACCGGCGAGATCTTCCCGTCGGCCTAAAGTTTCCATCGCTATGCGATCAAGAAACTTCACATCTGGGGTTACCTCAGATGTTCCCCATGCCTGCCATCTTGGACGACCGCATGGGTAAAAGCGAGTGCCCCAAGGGTATTCGCGTGTTTCGGCATTCTCCGGTACTTCGTTGAGGAACCTTCGAATGTCGATAATAGCGTCGGCAGCTCTGCCGCCGAGGCTTACAGGCATATCCAATGTGCCTGAGTTATTGAGAGAGCAATGCCCTCCAATAAGATAATTCGAACCTTTTAGGTGCGAAGTAAAGCCTCCGAGCCACTCGGAGACAAGAGCGACCTTGTTTAACATAGTGTCGCTGACAACGAAAGCCGACTCAGTCGTCTCTCGGAAAGTGCTAATCGCTTCGCGACTAGCACGTCGTCCTCCCGGAGCTAAGTTCCTAGAGGAAATGAGATGCGCTAGGCGCATCGATTGCTCCTTACTGAGATCCTCAAT